GAACGTGCCGGAGTTTACGAATGCGATAGTCACGACATCGCCCCCTTAGTTCAGTGTGCGGGAACGGTCACAGTGAAAGACGAAAGCGTGACATCGAGGCCGCTTGTGATAGACGTGGTGTTAAGGATCAGGTCTGCACTGGACGTTCCGACAGAGCCGTCAAGCACGGTGCCAGTGCCACCAGTTCCACCCGAAGCTGCACGGAAGAATGAAGCCGTGCCGGTAGCAACGGCGGTGCCGGTGATAGGCGTAGAAGCGGCCGTCGCAACACCCGAAGACGCATCGCCAAAGGCTGTGCTGTCGAGAGTGAACGTCACAAGCAGCGTGTTGCCCGACAGTGCCGTATTGGCATCCGCCGGCTGCGTGCCGCTGTAGACCTTGACCGTCCCCGCTGCACTACCGCCGTCGAGAAGGTCCACGATGGCATCACAGGCGGCATTCTGTGCAGCGGTGGGAATCTGAGCATTCGTTGCCATAGCCATACCTTCCTTTGATAAGGCCCCCGGCGCCGTGGGCTACAGGCGACGCCGGGGGAGTTAATTACGCAGCGACGAGCGTTGCGCCGTCCGTGAGCGGAACCCACGTGCAGTACACGGTCATTGCGCCGTCCACGCTGGTGCCGTTGGAGTCGATCTCGACGGTGCCCGTAGAGACGACGGCCGAGACCGGCGGGCCGTTGCGACGGAACGCGAAGGCCGTGGTGCCGCCCAGCACGGTGCCAGCAGCGGTGTCCGTGGTACCCAGGTCGCCCGCGACGAGAGGCGAGGTGTCGCCTGCGGTCGGGTTGGCCTGGATCGTCACGGTGTTCGCAACCGTGATGCCGGTCGTTACGACGGCCCACAGCGCAGTGATGAGAACTTCGCCACCGGCGATGGTGAACAGGGACGGAGTTACGTCCTCGTCCAGCGTGCCGGTTGCCTTGGAGACAACTCCGCGTCCGAGTGCGATGTCTCGCAGCTCGTTTCCATTGATAAGAACAGACATTGGGTGCCTCCTATCAGGCGATCAGGGACGGGAGGTTAGCGGGGGTCCGCTGAACCTTGAGGTCGTGCGTGATAGCAACGACCGTGCCACTCGAAGTGCTCACGCACTTGAGGTACTTGAAGCCGTCGCTGAGCTGGTCAGCACGGATAGTGAACACCGCGCAGTCCGCTGCGGAAACGTAAGCCTCGCTCGCAGCCTGGACGTGATCGGTCCAAACACCGCCGACGCCATCGGAGGTCGAGACCTTCGTAATCTTGGCAAGCGTCTGGGCGTCACTGTTTCCGTTGGCAGCCGCAGATGCCTCGGAGATGGTGTACGTGTCACCACCGGACTTGTAGCAGACGAACGTAACTGCCTCTGCGTCCTTGAGGCTGACGTAAACCGAGTCAGCGTCAACGGCCACAACGTTGAAGACCCTTCCGAGTCCATTGCCAACAGCCATGATGTGCCTTCTTTCTTGTGAGTCTTACGGGGTGCGAATGCCGTTGCGACAACCCCGCGTTGGGGTTTCAATGCCAACGCGGGGCTACAACAATCAGGCGCGAGCAGCCAGAAGAACGACGGGGGACAGGGTGTCGCCGTTGTTCTTAGGCGTGATGGCGCTGTTAAGCCACAGGCGGCCATCGACACGGGAAATCACCTTGAAGGCGGTTTCGTTGGTCTGGAACTTGAAGTGCGGCGAGGACTCGGCGGTCATGGCCTGGCGGTCGCCGACCAGGTAGTACGCCATGTCCACGAACGCGATGTCGCCAACTTCGCCCAGGTTCGGGGCCTTCTCGGTGACGACGACCGGGCGGCCGAGGATCGTCATCGGAGGACCGACCTGACCGTTGTTCAGCCAGATGGCCGAGCCGCCGGTACCGACGCTCAGGGCCATCGTCGCCAGCTCGGGGAAGGCGCTCGGAGGAACAACCCACACCGCACGGCTCAGGGAGCCCGGGAGCATGCGGGCGTACATCTTCACGATGTTCTGCCACAGGATGGTGTCGGCCGCCTGGCCGCTCTCCTTGGCCACAGTGACGGCAGCCGTGGCGTTCTGGTAGCCGAGAGGCTGGCCCACGCCGTTGCCGTTCATGAAGGCGTCGTCCTCGGCGAAGGACAGCGCGGCCGGGAAGGCTCGCTGGATGAACGCCTCGAACGCAACGCCGTCGCTGAGGAGCTGGTTGGGCACCTCGGTGTAGGCGGTGAGGGTGTGGGCGTCCAGGGAGATGCGAGCGAACTTGGCCGAGCTGGCGGTCAGCTCTCCTGCCTCTTCCGTCCAGTAGGTGGTTACGCCACCGAACACGCTGGACACGTTGGACGTGGAGTCCACGGCGGGCAGGATCACGCGAGGCGAACCCATCGGGATGACCGTGGCCCGGCTGCGAACGATGCTGTCCTCAAGCGAGAGCGACAGCAGCTCGGAGCGGAAGGTCTCCGGGACGAGGAAGCCACCGTCCGAACCATCGCCACTGGAGAAGGCGTTGCGAACGCGGTCCAGCTTGGCCATGACATCAGGAGTGCGCTCCCGGTTGTGCCAGATGGTCTGGAAGAAGTCGGCAACGCCAGAGAACTCGCCCTCGACGCGGTTGCCAATGGCAGCAGCGTTGAAGACAGTTGCCTTCTTGCCGCCGCTTCCCGGCTTGATGCCGTGAATGTTCTTGGCGGGCTGGTCGTTCTTGCGCATGAAGTCCGCGAGAGATTCCTGAATCTGCTCACGGAGCTGAGCGCCCTGGTCGGTGTCCTTCTTCTGCACGGCCTTGGCGTATGCCTCGACAACCTTGGCGAGCTGGCCTTCCTTGACAAGACCAGCGACCTTGGCGCTGTCGGACAGCATTTCGGCAAGCTCTGCGCCGTTGCTAGGAATAACAGTGTTAGACATCGAATGCCTCCTTAAGGGCTGCGATAAGTGATGCGGCATCAAGGCCGTCATCGGGTTCTGATGCCGTCGCAACCACCGGAGGCGGTGCGAACTTACGTCCTGCGTAGTTGAAAATGCGGAGGTCCGAGGAGTTGCGAGAACCGCGCTTAGTCGCGGGTGCTACTTCATCGGCCAGTCCTGCGGCCACGGCTTCGTCTGCGGAGTACCAGGTCTCGGCCTGCATTGCAGTGCGCCAGGTCGCCGGCTCACCGCCAGCTCGTTCCGCATAGACAGAAGCGATGTTGTTAGAAACGCGGTCCAACGTAGCGACAGTGCGGGACAGTTCAGCCGCGTTGCCAATCACGCTGACCATGCCGTCGTGAATCATCATCTCGGCATTGCGAGCCATGACTACCTTGTCGCCAGCCTGGGCGATGACCGAGGCAATAGAGGCGGCCAGTGCGTCAACGACGACCGTTACGTTCGCCGGGTGGTCCTTCAATGCCTGGTAGATAGCGAAGCCCTGGAAGACCTCGCCACCAACGGAGTTGATGTGCACGGTGAGTTCGTCGGCTTCGATCTGGCCCAACTCCGCAACGAACTGCTGCGCGTCGATGCCATAACCGCCGATCTCGTCATAAAGAAAGACCTCAGCGGCAGGGGCTTCGGCCTTGTTAGTGATCTCGTACCACTTATTCATTTCTCACCCCTTACGCTTCACCGCATGACCACGGCACGGATGGCCGTACTTGGCGCCAACGCAGTTGATGTATCCGGTGCCATCGGGATAGTCCTCGCGGGCAGCGGCTAGGTTCTTGTAGAGCTTTCCGTTGACTTCACGACACGGCCCGCAGGTGTCTTCGTCCATCTCTTCGACAGCTACGTACCGTTGAGCGTTTAAGACCCTGTTGGCCAGGTCGCCGGCCTGCTGGTGGTCCTGTTGCGTCGGGTCCTGTCCGGCAGTGCCAGGCGGTGCGAGCTGCGGCGGGGGCTTCGGCTTCTCGTAGCCCATCTCCGGCAGTTCACAGGCAACCAGCACGTCCTTAGGCTTGAAGCCCGCATCCACGAGCGTCTTGGCTGCCGTGGCCCGCTTCATCAGGACATCTGCGTTCGCCTGGTCGTCCTCTTCAACGGGTGAGTCGTAGTCGAACTCCAGGCCCTTTCCGGTACTTCCAAACGCGGCCAACAGGTCGTTGTTGAACGCGCCCTTCCACCTGTCGCAGCGAGGCACCGTCAGGTTCTTGGCGAAGGTGTACTCACTGGCGTCCGCAGTCGCCCTGTTCACGTCATCGACTAGGCCGAGCATGAACTTGCTTATGCCGAACGCCTCACGGATGATGTCGCGGCTCTGGTTACGCAGCTCGATGAACTGCATGTCCGACTGCGAGAACTTCACGTCCTGGTAAGTGCCGTGCTCGATAACTGCCACGCGATGTGCGTTGGCAACGCCCTTGTGCTGCTCGTCCCAACGCATGCACATCTCTTCGAACTGCGCGTCAGAAAGCCCGTCAGGCACCGTGATGATGCCGCCCGGCTGCGCACCGTTTAGGAAGAAGTTACGGTTCCACTCGGCCGAGTACCTGGACGAGTCGAGGTCGATGAGAATGGACTGCACCGGCCCTATACCGCGATACGGGTCAACAGGATTGGGCATGCGTATCTGGATCACTTCGTCAACGCCCAGAGGTACCTTGTGCCCATCAGGCGAGGTGTAGATATAGCCAGCGATGAAGTCCGTAGCAGACTCGACCACTTCAACGCGGTCCGGTCGCATCGGCCACATCGACAGCGGCCCGAGCGCCTTGCTGCTGCCGTACTCAAGGAAGATCCAGCCTTCGCCGGTTAGGTCGATGTGCTGCTGTACGGCCTCCATGAACTCCTGACGAGTCATGAATCGGTTGGGCTTGTTGAGCAAGTTAAGCGCTGCATGGCGCGTTACCTCGGTGCGCTGCTCCTGGCCCTCGTAGACGACTCGGCCGTCAGAGGTCTTGCGGTACAGATGCCACTCGACGGAGGCCACCGCGTTAGAAGTGCGGTTCACGATAGAGAAGAGCGTGCCGACAGCGCCGTAGGACTGCATAGCGGTCATGTCGCTCATCAGTGGGCGATGCGGTGAGAAGATGTTGCCAGCGCTGGACGTAGCGAACGAGATCTGCTTATTGAACAGAGAGCGAAGTGAGCGCACGTCAGTCCCCCTTCCTGCTATCGGATCGGAACTCAAGCCAAACGCACGAAAGCCCGCCGACGACCAGGCCAGCGGGCTTTGAGACGGAGAACACCCCGTACGAAATGAGTATGGGGCCTAGCACAGCCAAAAGCAATACACAAGCGGCACTGAGTTTCTTCATCGCCTATTCACTCCTCCAAGGGTTCGGATGCGAGCGCGTCCCACGAGATCCTTCTTAGCGATCATGTAGCGAAGCGCGTCCATTCCGTGATCGTCTTTCTTGACCGGCACTTCCTTGGGCGGCTTGTTCGGCTGCTCGTCCCAGATGTAGCCAACGACTTCCTGCTCTGTGCAGAGCGGCTTCTTGGCGAACGCGAGAGCTTCGTCACGCTCCACCAGGGCGTCCCGGCAGATGAGCAGCCGGGGCTTTCCGTCGCCCTGCACTCGAAGGCGCGCCTTGACCGCCTGGAGGCCGTCGCTGACGGTCTTGGTGGCCGGTGTGGTGCTCATCCCTAGGTGGCGCTCCAGGGTGGCCCTGTCCTCCGCGTCGTGGTCGCAGATGACCAGCGAGACGCGGGGATTCCGCTGCCGCTTCAACTCGGCCTGGATCGCCTTTGCGTGGTCCTCCACGATCGTCTGCGTTTTGTAGATCTCGCGGTAAAGGATCAAGCGGCCGTCCGGGTCTTCCGTCCAGAACTGGCAGACGAAAGGGTTGGTGTAGCCGAAGTCGATGGACAGGTATACGGGCCAGTCCTTGGGCGGCTGAGCCATCGCGCGGCGCAGGTGGACCGCCGGGTCGTACTCGTCGTAGATAAGGCCCTCAGCGGCCACCCAGAGGCCACGGCGGAGGCGTTGATACCGCACGCCGGTCAGGGCGTCGAGGCCCGCCATATAGGCCCTGCCACGGGCCGTCAGCTCCCCGGCCTCCGTGTACAGCACAGGATTGTCCTCGTGCCGCGAGGCGATGTACTTCGTCCGCCCCTCGTCGCACCGCACCTTGAGCCAGTGCGTCGGCATGTCCGGGTTGGCGTCCGCGATGAGCTGTTGGAAGCTCACCTTGCCGTTACGCAGACGAGTGGTTATGGATTCCCAGTCGTTCTCTGTTAGCTCGGTGGCTTCCTGGACGTAGCAGATGTCGTACTCGGAGGACATGACCTTCATCGGCTTGTCCATGCCGCCCACTGTGATGGTGCTGCCGTTGCCATAGCGGTACGACGCGGCTTCCTTTGCACTGCCGCCGAACCAGCGCACGTCACCGTTAGCGATGTGCTCCGTTGCAACGTGCTCCTCATAGGTAACCAGTGCAGTGCTGGACAGGGACACCGCGGTCTTACGCACCATCAGGGCACGCATGCCAGGGTTGGCAAGGCACATGGCGTGCACCTTCTCCAAGCACGCACGGCTCTTACCGGTACCCGCCGGCCCGGCGAAGAGCACCTGCGGTTCACGTGAGTTGAACAGCTCTATGCACGTGCCGCGCGGATGGTAGACATGCTTTGTCATTTGCTCTTCGCCTCCTTATGCAGCAGGATCCAGCCGTTAGCCCGTAGCACCTCCATGTGTTGCATGGCGTGGTGGATGCAAAAAAGAAGGACCCTACGGTCCTTGTGTGCTATGACGTAAGCGTCGGCTATATGGCAGGCGTCGCACTTAAGTACCTTGTTGCTACTCACGACAGCACCCCCGGATCTACGCCGACGATCTCGTACGTGACGTTCGCGGTGTTCACGTTGACCTGCGTTCGCGTAGGCAGGTCGCCCAGCTCTTCGGCCGCGTCCTTGAGTAGCTTGGCCAGGACTTCGGCACTGCGGGCGTCGGGCTTCTCCATCAGCTTCGTAGCTGCATCGGCCAGCACTGCTAGGCGGTTGCGCTTGTCAGCTATCCAGAGGTCGGCGTACTCGTCGGCAAGGTTGTTACGGATGCGCTCTATCTCAACCCAGTGCCGCTTCTTAAAGGCAGAGATCGTTGTCTGAGCCACGCCGTAATACTCGGCCAACTCTGTCTGCGGCTGCTGTTCTAGGGCCAGCTCGCGTATGAGCTTGGCACGTGCCCAGCCCTTCTCAAGCGGGATACGCACGCGAGGGACATCTGCATCGGAACTAGCAACAGGAAGGTTCTCATCGGTCATAGGGCAGCCCTCACACCTGGTGGTGGAACAGAGAAAGCCGGGCGGCCTCAACCCGTGGGAGGTTGGTCACGGGGAGGCCCGGCCCGGCCGGTGAGGGTGGATCGGGGGGAACCGGAGACCCGACCAACCCTACTCCCTTTCAGGATACCCGCCCGACTTCATTTTTAACAGGGGGTCAGGTGGGATTATTGATGAGAACTTTGGGCGACGGAATGGCTACGGAAAGGGAATAGGGATAAACGGGATAAGCTCGCCCAGGTAACTCTCTGTCCCTATCACGGCCCTATCACGGGCACACAGAGTCACAACATCACGGCCTATCACGGCGATCAAGGAACGCCCAGGTCAGAGCTATCACGGCTGCCCTTCACGGCTATCACGCGATCTTCCTGCCCCCTATCACGAATCCCCCCGGGTGTAGTTCCCGGGGGCGTGAGTGATCCGTGCGAACTGACGGGCCGAAAGGGGTGTACAAGTCGTAGAACCCGGGTATCGTAGTGGTATGAGGCGAACCCGTGCGCCCCCGATTCCCTGCCATGGCTACAGCGACGGCCATGGCAAAGCAGACAGGACGGAACAATCATGTACGAACAGCCGAATTTCTCGACAATACCGGAGCCCGCTTTCCACGCCCTGGTTGATCACGTCAGCGCGATGTCCGACACTGAGAAGCGCCAGGAGTTCGCCTGGGCGTGCTTCCCCGATGCCCCGCAGCAGTTCGTGCGCCTCATGCAAGCTGTGCACGCTAAGGACGTAGCCGGTGGCGATGACGACGACCGAGTTATCAACGGCGAAGCCCGTAAGCGCTACCTGCAATCTAAGGGTCGTGAGCTTGGGGATAAGTGGCTGTCCGACGAGAAGCGTGCCGAGTGGGGTTACGAAGAGCAGGAGATAGAGAACGGTGGCGACTGGCTCTTTGATGGGCCTACAGATGTGGTCACCGTGTGGGGTGATGGAGACGACGTGCTTCTAGCCGAGGGTGAAGCCCTCATGCTGTGCGGCCAGCCTGGCGTTGGTAAGACCACTGTTGCGCACCAGTTCATACGCGCACGCATGGGCTTCGAGTCGAAAGCTCTCGGATTCACGGTGCAGCCCACTAGGTCGAAGGTTCTCTATCTTGCGTGTGACCGCCCTACGCAGGCTCGCCGTGCACTGTTGCGCAGGTTCAAGCCCGAAGAGCGCGACGCCGTTAACGAGCGCCTTGCCGTGCGCAAGGGTCCGCCGGTGGACGACTTCGCAACGGAGCCTGACTCCATCCTCAAGCTGTGCGTGGAGGCAGGTGCCGACACGGTGGTCATCGACTCGCTCAAGGACGTTGTGCAGGGCGACATCGGCAAGCCCGAGGTTGGCTCGGGCTACAACCGGGCGCGGCAGATGGCGATGGTGAACGGCATCACGGTCGTGGAGCTGCACCACCAGACGAAGTACGGCCCGGACGGCAAGGCGCCCAACACCCTTGCGTCTGTGTTCGGCTCAGCCTGGCTCACGGCCGGTGCTGGCTCTGTGATCCTCCTGGACGGACAGGCCGGCGACCTGGTTGTGAAGTTCCGTCACCTTAAGCAGCCCGTGAACCAGATAGGCCCGATCGACCTCTATCACGACCACCAGACCGGCATCTCGTCCTTCGCCGACAAGGTGAACTGGTTCAACCTGGCCATGCAGGCGCCGCTAACGGTGAAGGCCGCCGCGGAGATCAAGTACGAGACGAGCAAGCCGACCCGGAGTGAGATCGAGACGACTCGCCGCGAGCTGGACGCCGAGGTGCGCGCCGGGCGGTTGAAGCTCCTTCCTGGCCTCACCGCCAAGGCCCCAGCCACCTACGTGCCCGTGACGCTCACGGACTACGAGGGGGCCACAGAAGCCGCTCAGGCAGCCTCGCAGGAGACACTGCACTGAGTGGGGCCGAGGGGAGTCGCTGCCCCGCCTGAGGCCCATACAGAGCCCCGCCCATTCGTCCTGGTGGGCGGGGCTCTGCTATGTACTTCCTGTACAACTCGACGTACGATAGTAAATGTCCGAATAACCCCAAAGGAGAAGTCAGATGACCATCAAGAGCATTGGCGCTGCGGAACTGCGCGTCGAACTGGCCGACGTACTCGACCAGGTTCGCTTCGATCAGCAGCCCGTCGCCATCACCCGATTCGGCAAGACCGTCGCGTACATCGTGCACCCGAGCATCATGGACGCGCTCGTGCAGAAGGGGCGTGAGGAGAGGTGAGCACCTGGACGCCGATACCTCACGACCCGTCACTTTGCGGTGAGGACGTGACTCCGGAATGCAATTGTTTTTGCCCGGATTGTTACGCTCATTCCAATTCCGAGGACGAGCCTAAAAAATCATGAATGAATTTCTCGGAAAGGGGTTGTACAACCTATAAAGGCGGTATACCTTAAGAGTGTGAGGGTGAGTCAGCCCTCCGGGAACCGAGGAGCCAGCCATGTACACCAGCCCGTTCGCCGCCCAGGACAGTGCCGAGTTCGCCATCACCAACTGGGAAGAGCAGATCACCGAGACCGACGAGTTCGGCGAGCCGATCACCGACTACGCCGACGAGTACCAGGCCCCGACCGCCTCGCTCTGGACGGCATGCACTGGACCTGACTCGCTGTGGAACTCCAAGCCGCTCACCGAGTGGGAGATCTACGGCTAAGCACGATGCTTCTTACTTTGAAAGGGCTACCAATGAAGAACGAGTTCGCTAAACCCTGTGTCCACTGTTCGCCGACCACTCCGCCTCACCGCAGCATCGTGGAACCGATCCTCACCCTTAGTCGCAGTGAAGTGCTCCGCGTGGCGTCCAGCCGTTCGGATGCGACTCCCCTCGCATTGCAGTTCAGGTGCCGTATGTGTAGCCGTACCTGGTCGCACCGCGTGGACGTGCGCTTCATGGGCGATGGCCCGACGCTCGCCAGGATTGCCCGTTGATTCGAAGGTCATCTAGCCCTCTCGCCGTGGATTTCCAGGTAGAGAGGGAAAACCGGACTGCGGGGTCGCGGGCCGTCGCCGAGAGTTACGTCGCGGCACCGCCCCCCTACCGCTTATGAAATAGGAGAAGCGATTGTCATGGAGCCGTTTAAGAAGCCGCGCTGTGAGAACTGTGCACCCATGGGATTCCCTATGCATAGCATTGCTTGGGAGGCCCGGGAGGAAGAGCAGTACCGACGCGATAACCCGCCCGAGATGCTGATAACACGTTACGGCAGTATCGGTGCCTCGCATTGGTCCCACAAGGCGCAGGGCATGGTGCCGTCCGCATACCACGAGTTCCAGTTCCGTTGCGAGCGGTGTGGGGAGTACCGGAATGCTTCGTACATAGTGCGTGCCGACGACCCGCCAGCCGCCCAGTTGCTTCCATTCATCCCCACCCCATAAGGAATCCCACTGGCCCCTAAGTCATTGACCGGACACCCGCATCTGAACCGGTCGCCCAGTACCTAAGCACGACGCGAGGTGTCCGCGATGACAGACAAAGAGATAGCGCTGGTGCGTGCCACGCTACGCAAGATGCGACGCGACGCGCACCCACAGGACCGGCCAGCACAGCAGCTAATAAAGAAGTACGAGCGCCTGCTACGCGAAGAACTCGCAAGGCGTGCACAGCAGTCACACGACGAGCAGCAAGCAGCGTGACGAATTCTAAGGAATCTCTTCTCTTGTTAAGTAATTCTTTCTTTGCTTCGAAGGAATCTCTTTTTGTTCTCGAAAGCAAGGAATCTCTTTGATCAAAGGAATCTCTTCCATGAGCACATGCATAGGCAAGGCAGTGGTAGGCATAGGCATAGTGGTAGGTATGGGTATAGGGGTAGTGGGGTGCACGGGGGGTACCACCACCCACCACCCTGCCCACCCACCCACCACCACCGAGGCTACCTATCCACTGTGCACTGCACTGGTAGGTATGCCTACTCTCAAGGCCAAGGATCAGACGTGTGACCAGACTGGCAATGGTGACTTGCTCGTTGCTGCTACAGCGGTAGAGCTTGGACCTAAGGGAACTGTCTACTGGAATGACACAGGGTGGGGTCTAGCCGATGGCAAGTGGCGTGCATTCAACCGCAGTGATGGGCAGCTAGTACCGCCCGACTCCTATCTGAACCACTAAGAAACAGGATGGGCTACGAAATGTGGAAGCCGCTTACGGCAATAGCCGTCACGATCGCAGCAGCCGCCGGAATCATGGCAGCCGCCCAAGCCAACGCCCCGAGCAAAGAGCAACGGTGCGAGTCGTGGATGACCACCGACATGAACGCACGGCTGCACGGCCAGTCCGAACCGCCCCCGATGAACGCATGCGCCTCGCTCTCAGACGCCCAGTGGATGGCCATCAACGAGCACCTGGAGCCGCTGCACAATGCCCTCACCGCCTCGCACCGCTGACCGCAGCACCTAGCCTCCGTCCTTCACTGGGCGGGGGCTTTCGTGCGTTACGGTGCCGACATGCTGAACATCGCATGGGCGATCATCGTTGAGACCGGGCTGTTGCGTGACCAGGTGACCGTGAAGGACATGGATGCGGCACGCGAGGCGGTGTGGTCGGCCTACCGTGCGTCGGGTGCGTCGGACCCCGAGGTTGAGCAGTGCATCGCGCAGGGACTCGACCAGGCGGCCACTGGTACCCCTTACGAGTCAACCCTTGTGCGGTTGGCACTGACACGGGCCTAACTCCGGGGCTACCTTGGCTACATGAGCCGCTACAAGGTCGTACAGGACGGTACCCAAACTCGTTGGCTGATCCTGGACAGGCACCTGTGGGGGTACTGCGCTCTGCCCGAGGTAGACGAGAACGGCAAGCCGGTCACGAGCGAGGACGGGAAGCCGATACTGCACGAGTTGTCGTGGCGTGCGGAGGCAGCCGCAGAGGCGTGGTTGCAGCACTGCTATCGGGCATGGCAGCGCGGCACGGTGCCAGCGCCCCGGCAGTGGCAGCCCCTTCCGCCCTTGGTGTCGGCGTGGGTGCACCCGGACACCGAGCCTGTCCGGCACTTCCCGCAGCTCGCCGACTGGACGCCCGGCATGATGCCGAACAGCCGGTTCGACGCCTAGCCGGTGCGGAGGCTCTGCACGTTGCCCAGCGCCCGTACGCCGATGAAGCGCTGACCCTTGAGCGAGGCGTCCCGGGCCTGCACCTCCGCGTCGAGCCCGAGGTACCGCTCGGTCGTCACAACGCTGTCGTGCTGGAGCAGCGCCGCCGTCTGCCGTAGGGCGTGGTCGTAGCTGATCTCATGCCGCAGGCTGTCGAAGTAGATCCGGGCCACCGACCGGCGCACGGTGTGCCACGCCTCGCCCTTCTCGACGCGCACCCCGCAGCGGTCGAAGAGCCGCTTGAGGCCGTTCCTGGCCCACTCCTCGGAGGCGTGACGGCTGGGGTCCGGCGAGAAGTCGAAGCCGCCAATCGCCGGCCTCACAGCCTTCGCCCAGCCTGGGAAGAGGTAGGCGTCCGGGTGGTCGAGCGTGACGCCCGTGCGGGACGTGTACCAGGCCAGGTACCTGCGTAGCTCTTCGTCCAGGTCGAGCGTGATCGGGAAGCTGTCGGCCTTGCCGGTCTTGCGCGAGACGAACCACAGGTCGCCGGTCACCAGCCCCAGGTCATGCACGCGCGGCTTCACAGCGTCGCTTATCCGCCACGCGGTGTTGATCGTGATGGCCAGCACACCGCGTAGCACCACCTCGCGGTCGTCGTCCGGATCGCAGGCTTCGAGGAGCTGCACGAGCGTCGCCGCCGGGAGCCGGGTGGGCCGCGTCTCTGGGCGGGGCTGTCGCTGGCGTATTACGGGCGCTGGGACGGTCACGAGCTTGCCCCCGACCATCTGGTGCCCCCACGCGAAGAACGACCGCAGAGCGGCCCTCTGGGACGTTGCGGTTGCCGGTGCCTTGCCTACGGCGATGCCCTGGGGTCCGTAGAGGAACACGGA